AGGTAATCCTATGGGTTTTTATACTTCATGAGCTTTGACAACATTATCTCATCATTGGGTTCTTTATGAAGCTGCGAGAAGGTCTAATTTATTAGATTCTTATCTAAGCCACTATAAATTACTTGGTGATGATATTGTTATATCAGAAGAAAATCTAGCAAGGGAATATCAGTTGATATTAGCCGAAATTGGTGTTGAAATATCTTCTAGTAAAACTCATATAAGTGAAAACTTTGTTGAGTTTGCTAAAAGGTTCTTCATCAAAGAAGGTGAAATATCTCCTGTGTCCAATAAAGGTATAAATGAGCACTCTAAGAACTTTTCTGCTCTTATTGAGTTCATGTATATCTCTAGTGGGAGAGGAGTGAAATTCTCTCTTCCTTTACTAGATTGTGCTTTTTCATACTATTGTATGAGATATACAGTTAGGTCGAAAGACAAACCTCGTATATATCGTAGGATGTATGAAGCTCAATTATTGTATAAAGTTAGGACAGGTTTAATCAATCCAATCAGTTTAGTTAACAATTATTTTGATTGTTTTGGTTTTCCCCATCTTAGCTGTAATATGAGACATGTAGCTGATGCTATTATATCAAATGTTACAGTACAATTATTTGAGAAAAGCTCAGCGAAATTTGTTGGAGACAAACAAGACAGGTTGTTTAATGCCTTATTGTTTTATTCAGCATTCCCCACTGTAGTTAATAGCGGTAGATCGCACCCTTTATTAAAAGATATTCCTTTAATAGAGAATACAGATCAAACTAATATTATCTACAGTCACCCTTATAGTTATATTATAGGCGAATTTGTTGAAAACGCTTATAGTAAATCTATGAAGGAGGCTTTTACCATTGATACGAGTGGACGAGGGTTTTGAGGCCCAGATCTGCGAGTATTAATTGGTGCTGATGCTAATTCTATCCTAAAAGATAGAAACTACATCTTACAAAGCAGGGTTTCAACGTTGTTCTTGGATACTCTTAAAGAATCTATTGAGACTTTAATTATCCATCCTTAAGTGATGATCTTCCAAGTATGTACTGGAGTAGGATCCTTAAATACCTTCCGGTAAGTGGAGCACTCAAATGCAAACTTTCAGGTAACAAAAGAATAGCAGACTAAAC